TAAAGTGCCGAGGTTAAGTTTATACAAACCAGAAAAAGGTAACGATTTTAGATTTCTAGATCGTATCATAAATGAAGAATTCCAAGTTGGAGGGACTGATATCTTTGTACACAAATATCTCGGACCCGTTAATCCAGCGGACGGCGCAAGCAGTCCTAGTGTGCCCATAAACACTAATCCTATCGCCGAATTAGGTATACAAGATGTGCTTTTTATGGAAAATCGTGATAGACATTACGATTCTGATATATATCAGATGCGTGGGATATACACCATGGCTGATATAGATTTCAATCTAAGTCAATTTGGTCTGTTTCTACAAAATGATAATTTAATGATCACGTTTCATCTAAGTTCTACCTTTAATTGTTTAGGTAGAAAACTCATGAGCGGAGATGTACTAGAATTACCACATCTAAAAGATGAATATGCGCTGGACGACAGCATGGTAGCATTAAAGAGATACTATGTTATAACCGACGTTACTCGTGCTGCCACGGGATTTAGCCAAACATGGTATCCACATTTGTTAAGAGCCAAGTGTCAACCATTAGTAGACAGCCAAGAATTTAAAGAGATACTAGATGCTCCGTCGGGGGATGGCAACAAGTCATTACGTGATATCATCAGCGTTTACAACAAGAGTATAGAAATCAATCAGAGTATCATCGCACAGGCAGAAGCAGATAGTCCTACCAGCGGATATGACACCAAAAGTTTCTATGTTGTTCCTACTAAAGAGGACGGTACTATTGATGTCGTTGATACTACAGTAACTGATGGTGATGCCAGCACTGACACGCCCGCTATGGATACCAGTGTGGTATTACGTAGCCCCGATAAGAATTTATATGTAGGTTACTTAACTGACAATGCCGTGCCTCCTAACGGTAGTCCTTACAGTTTTGGTATCACATTTCCTAGTGGCCCAGTTAGAGGACAATTCCATTTGCGTACAGATTTCTTACCAAATAGATTGTTTAGATATGATGGAAATATCTGGGTGAAATTCGAGGATAATGTCCAAATGACTTTAGACAACTTTGGTTCTGAAGATGTAGCAGCTGGTAAACTCAATGCTGGCAAAGCTGTTAGAGAAACACAGAAGACCAGCTTTGTTAATAATACCAATACTGCTACTATTGCTGGTACAGTAGTCAAAGAAAAACAGGCCTTGAGTAAGGCTCTTAAACCACAGGCAGATAATTAATGGCTGATCATTTTTATGACGGGCAAGTACGCAGGTACTTGACACAATTTATGAGGATAATGAGTAACTTTAGCTACAAAGATGCTAAAGGAAATCTCACACAGGTACCTGTTCGATACGGAGACATGAGTAGGCAAACTGCTGCTATCCTAACTAAGAATAGCGAGAACGTCGTTCAAAGTGCTCCATTCATTGCCTGCTATATCAAGGATCTACAATTTAATAGAGACATGCTACAAGACCCTACCTATGTCAGCAAGGTACAGATACGCGAACGTGCCTATGATTCGAATGGTCAAGAATACTTGAACACACAGGGGGCAAACTATACTGTAGAAAGAATAATGCCCAGTCCATATACTGCTACATTTGCCGCAGATATATGGACGACCAATACTGACCAGAAACTTCAACTATGGGAACAGATAGTAATACTATTCAACCCGGCATTGGAACTACAAACCACTGATAATTTCCTTGATTGGACTAGTTTAACTTACTTAGAACTAGCTAGCCAACAATTTGAAACTAGGACAGTACCGCAGGGATTAGAAAGTGATATCAGTATTTGTAATATGACATTTACCGCACCCATATGGATAACACCACCTGCCAAAGTAAAACAATTAGGTATCATTACTAAAATTATAACAGGAATTTTTACAGATATTCCGGGACCGTTTCCTACTACAGAAGAAGGAATAGCAGGACTGCTTAGGGGACAGGTCACTAGAGAAAAAGTTGTTGTCAGACCGGGCAATTTTGATTTATTGGTTCTTAATCACGTCGCCACACTATTGGCAGTTAAAACCAATGACATTGAATCAGGCTTAGATGTCAATAATCCCAAGAACAAGGGAAATTGGAAGAATCTATTAGATTTATATCCGGGTCAATTTATCGCAGGACTTAGCCAACTGAGATTAACCAAACCAGACGGCAACGAAGTGGTTGCTTTTATTAGCCTTAATCCCACAGACGAACAATCTATGATGATGAACATAGACGCCGATACTATTCCCACTAATACCATTATCAGTGGTAGGGGTTCTATTGATGCTATCATAAATCCACAAACGTTCGATCCAGTGAATCCCACAACTGGAACACGTTATCTAATATTAGAAGATATAAATGCCTACGACCTTCCTAGCGGAACTGACGACACATGGAGAGCCGATGCCTGGAGAAGCACAACTGGCACCAGCTTTGTGGCCCATGCTAACGATATAATAGAGTGGAATGGATCGCAATGGACTGTTGTATTCGATTCTCGTAACACCTCTGCTGTAACTTACATAACTAATTCATACACCAGCATACAATACAAATGGGACGGAACACAATGGTCTAAATCCTACGAAGGTGTATATGATAAAGAAAATTGGCGGTTGATACTTTGATTGAAATAGTTTGTAGTGGTGGGTTATTCCTAGCTAAAGACACTAAAAGATTCATGTTCCTATTGCGTACACAGGGTAAGACAGCAGGAACATGGGGACTTGTAGGTGGTAAGAAAGAACCTAGTGATAGCACACCATACGATACTCTCAAGAGAGAAATTTCCGAAGAGGTTGGAAAAACTCCTGCTATCAAAAAGATAGTGCCTCTTGAATTGTTTACCAGTAGCGATCAACAGTTCAAATATAATACCTATGTCATCATAGTGGAAAAAGAATTCGTTCCTACCCTAAATGAAGAACACGCCGGGTATGCTTGGTGTGATTTAAATTCTTGGCCAAGGCCGTTACATCAAGGTGTTAGGACCAGTCTCACAAACAAAACTATCAAGACTAAGATAGAATTGTTGTTAGAATTAATTTAGTCCTAGTTCTTTCCTAATTTTAGTAGCACTGATATCTGTTACTGATTCATCAAACGTTTCTTCACCCGAAGTATAGCCTACACCTCTTCCCCAACCAATATGAACTATGTTAGGCACTACCTGTATATCATATTGTCCTTGATAAAGTGGGTCCAGGTCGCGGCGGATAAAACTCTTGACTCGTTCTACTTCAAAGGGATTGCTCCCTTGCCATCCCTGTACATCACGCACCTGGATGATAACCTGTCCAGTCTTGGCCAGCAGTCTTTCAAACAAGGCACGATGTCCGTCATGCCACGGTTGCCAACGCCCTAGCATCTGCACAGTTTCTTTCTTCCAATCAAATACGGGACGTCTGCGGGTGTCTTCTATATGCGCGGCGATAAAATCTGCCCATTTTTCCGAATCTTGCTCTGTGATGCGAAAGTCGTATACCGTAGGTTCTACGAACATTTTATTGGTGTCAGCATAACGACCTTCGCGAATAGTATCTATCCAGATAGTCCAATCTGCTTTATAATTGTTTCGCATTTCCACTAATGGAGCGACAAAATCACATATCACATAATCGGTAGTCGCAGCATCTGCCATTTCTCGCATTCTGATGCTTTGTCTAATCCTACCAGTTTCGCTAAAATCCCAATCGTTATTGATCTTGCGTACTTCGTCGGCATTGAACCAACTGACTGTGCGACCTTCTTGCCATAGTCTCTCTCTAAGTGAACTAGCTAGTGTTGTTTTTCCAGATCCGGGCAAGCCCATAATTAAAATTCGTGTTGACATAATAATTCCTTTATATAAATTTATTATAGATTGTTTATGGACCCTTGTCAAATGAATGTACAGCTTTAATGGGTAAATACTGTCATGCCGATTACCACTTCTTCATTTTTTTCCATAAACTTGGAATTTGCCGCTTCTACTGCGTCAAACGCACAGTTAAGTTTCCAAGATACCGCGATAGCAGCTCAAGTTTATCCAACTGGCGGAGGAAGAATATTTGGACCTATAAATTTTTCAACCATCCAATCTGTTAGTACAACTACAGTCTATGACGGCGCAGGTAATTATGGATGGTTCGGTGGTGGAAATCCTGGACCAACGTCTTCTATAGAACGCATAGATTTTAGTAATGATCTCGTTACGGCCAGCACACGCGGACCATTAGGTACAGCAGTATGGGCAAGTGGGTCTGTGAACACTCCTAACTATGGATTCATAGCAGCTGGATTCAGCGGCGGCGTTATAAGCACTGTCCAACGTATCGATTTTGCCAATGATAGTCCCGCATCGGCGAGTTCTCGGGGTTCTCTAAGTCTAGCTCGATTGCGAGTGTCAGGGACAGGCAATTCTAATTATGGCTGGATTCCCGGTGGGAATGACTCAGCGGTACCTATAACAAACTATAGTACCGTTAATCGTATAGATTTTAGTAATGACAGCTCTGCAGCTTCTATTCGAGGTCCTCTAACTTTGGCCCGATGGAGTGTAGGAGCTACTGGTAATAGTAATTATGGATGGATCGGTGGAGGCGCCACGGCGGTTGCTGGAGTGGGCATCAGCACAGTAGAACGTTTGGATTACTCAAATGATAGTCCCACATCTCCTATTGTTAGATCATCTCTTCCGATGCCACGTTTTGATTTAGGAGCGACCAGCAACAGCAATTATGGATGGTTTGGTGGAGGTTATTATCTAACTACTAATCTTTCTTTAATACATAGGATTGATTTTGCCAATGATAGCCCGACTACAGCCAGTCCTAGGGGACCGTTGAGTTTAACTAGGTCATCCTTATGGGCCGCAGGTAATGCTAGCTATGGTTGGTTCGGTGGAGGTACACTTAATCCGGGTGCAGGAGCTAATAGTACCGTTGATCGGATTGACTATTCAAATGATACCGTAACAGCTAGCCCTAGAGGAAATTTAAATACGGCCCGATACAATCCTGTTGCTACCTCAAATTATGTTAAATCTGAGAAAGGTATTTTACTTGCTGCTAAAATACCTTTCACTGAAGTTTGGACAGTCAACACATTTACAAATCAAGGAAGCTGGCTAGGAGTTCCCGGAACCTACGGGTGGTACGGCGGAGGATTCCCCGGAACACCGGCTATGACAACTCAGATAGACCGAATAGATTTTTCCAATGATAGTCCTACCGCTGCTGCTACTCGAGGATCGCTTACTCAAGCTAGGACTCAAATGGGCGCTGGCACAAACGGAACCTATGGCTGGTGGGCGGGCGGATATGGCCCTGGAACGACTACTCAAAGCACGGTAAATCGTTTAGCTTTTTCTAATGATACCGCTGCTTCAGTTGCTCGTGGATCATTATCTGTTGTTAAAAAAGGTAACCCTGTTGGACTGCCCAACAGCGATTATCTATGGTTTGCTGGAGGACCAAATCCTATAACTTCTATAGAAAGGCTAGACTACTCTAACGATGCTGGTACATTATCGGTGCGTGGAAACTTATTAACAGGATATTCTGGATCGGCCGGAAGCAGCAACCAGTTCTATGGGTGGGTCGCTGGTGGTAATACGCCCGGGTCGCCGCCCCCTGTGGTTAGCAGGGTAGAACGAATGGATTTTGCTAACGACAGTCCCACCAGTGCTAGCCTTCGTGGTCCACTAACTGTGGCTAAAACATCTATGGCCGCCGGGGGGAATAGTAATTACGCATGGATAGCAGGAGGCGATACTGGAGGTCCTAATACCAGCGTAGTAGAAAGAATTGATTACTCAAATGAAAGTCCTACAGCAGCGAGTCCTAGATCTCCGCTGGCAGCAGCTAATGCCCAGGGAAAACT